GGATCCCATGTGCCAATTGATGACGTTGCGTTGCCGGGTGCGGCTTCTGTGAGGAAACCGTTGTGTTGTGCGCGCTCTTCGCGAAGAGCTGCTTCTTGGTTTTCAAGAACCATAGCTGTTACGCTACGCTTGTGGTTGTCAGAAATAGTACCGGCAGATTCTTCGTTCAGAACCGGTGCCCACTTTTCAACCAATTTATCGTATGATTGCATTTTAATAACTCCTAGGTATTAATTTTTAGACGACTGTCTAATAGCTGTGATGTACTGAGCCATTGTGTCTGAAGGTGCAGCGACTTCATCGTCGGTATCTACTTCTTCGTCAATGTTGGACTCAACAATTGTTTTTGTGAAATATGATTCTTTGATCGTATTAACTTTCGCAAGGAAAGTTGCATCGTCTTCAAAGTCTACATCTTCACATAGCTTTACAAGTTTCTCTGCTTGGGTATCAGCAAGGTCACGTGATGCTTCGTAAAGTACCGCGGTACGCTTCATGATTTCTAGCTCTTCTGAAACTTCGATAGCTTTAGCAGTTGTTTCGTTTAGGGCTGCTTCCAGCTCTTCAACTTCTTCTGCCAATTCGTCAACAAGGTCAACTTTAGATTCTGGAACTTCGATGTAAGATTCAGTAAACAGATCTTTCAGGCTGTTCATGAATTTTTCAGCGATTTCAGTGCGCAGACCATTTTGTACTGCTAACTGATTGTCGGTCATCCAGTTCTCAACAACATAGTTAAGATAGCTGTCAACTTTTTCTACCAGCTCGGCTTTAGTAGTGGATACTTCCTCTTCTAACTCCTCACGGTATTGTGCTTCCAAACGTGTAGTTTCTTCAGCAAGCTTCGATTTGATAGCTGCTTCAAAAATAACGGCTGTTTTGGCTTTAAACTCTTCAGAAAGAGTTGCCTCAGACTCGACTAATGCGTTCAGGTCTTCCGAGAAATCAATATCAGCGCTGGCTTCTGCCATTACTTCAATATCATCAAGGTCAACATCTTCGCCCATTAATTGTGTTAGCGCACCGGCTAGTTCTTCTTTTTTCATGCCAGCCATTTTGGTGTACGCTGCATTAATCATACCAGCTTTTGTTTTAGGCATTTTTTCTGAATTAGACTTGTCACCCTTGCGAGCTTTCGCTTTAGGTCCCTTGTCTTCTGCAGAAGATACAGACGCGATTGACTGCGCTTCTGCATTCTTCGGATCGTGAGCTTCTTCGATTTCATTCTCGTCGAGCTCAACATCCTGATCTTGGATTTGGTCAGTCATGTCTTGACTCCTATATTATATTTGATTTTTCATTAACGAGAGGAAATTTTTAAACTCACGTGTCTGCGTCTCATAAAGATCAGCACGTGGAGCTGTTTTAATTTCAGTCTCCATTTTTTCAATATCTTGAGCTTCCAGGATTCCGTTATTCCAGATCCAGTCTACACCTTCCATAATTCCATTAACAAATGCATTTGGTGCAGATGGGTCTTGTACGATGTCAATCGTATTAAGAAGAAAGTCATCCTTTACATACATGGTTCCACCACGTTGCTCAATGCTACCCATACCACGAGTTGACACACCTAGTTGAACACCACCATCAAGCAAGCCTTTAACAACTTTACCCATCGGAGTATCTAATATTTGTGCCTTACCTACCACATCATTGTTCTCGATTTTAAGATCTGTGATGAGGTGGGATACTTTATCTAAGTTTACAGTGGGACCATCTGGATGGTTTAACTCACCAACTGCACGCTTAGTATTTACTTGATCCGTAACATATTTGTTTACAGCCTTTTCCATAATTGCTTTTGGATAAATGCGGCCGTTACGGTTTTTTGATTCAGCCTGTGCAAATACGCCTTCGATAGCGTAATTCTTGCCTCCGCCTTCTTTGGCTTCAACAATCATTGCAATATCGTTTTCAACGTATTCTGTGATTAGCTTCATCTAATTAGTCCAGTTCTCTTATAAACTGCATGAGCATTTTCTGCGCATGAGCTTTTGTGTCATATGTATCTAGTTTATCACCGTCGACATAAGTCGTAAATTTATCATGATTCTGTATAATTTGAACTTTATAGCCGTTTAGTTTACGATTATACACTGTGCGCTGCTTTTTGATTGCTTCGCCCAAATCACGTGTAAGTTCTTTATACGTCGTCTTCATCTTCCGGTTCTTCATCTTCAACAAAATCTTCATCAGCCACTTCTTCGGCGTCATCATCGCCAAGATCGAGCTCTAACTGCTCAGGATCTACATCGTTATATATGGTGGCTGAAATTTTAACTCTTTCTTGGTCAAGCGCAGTTTCCATTTTATCGGCCATGATCTGAGCAAATGTCTGATTGGCAGCATTAAAATCTTGCTCGCTTGATTGATGAATTAATGTTTCAATTTCTTCCATAATAAATTTCTCCATAATTTTCTATTATTTATATGTTTTAAACTTTTCGTTTATTCTTCTTCTTGGCCTTCTGGAGGTCCTTCTTCACCTTGTTGCTTCTGAATATCTTTAATGTCATCGTCAGTCATCATAAGAATTTTCTTCATCACATACTCTTTTGAGAAATAGTCACCAACGTACTGAGATGCTTGGTCAAGCGTTGTTAGTCGTTCTCTAAGTAACTCTGCATCTTTTAACTCAGTGAAGTGATTGTCCCGTGAATAGTCGATAACAATATCGTTTTTCCACGTATCCCAATCTTCCTCTGTGATGAGGCCTTTCATTATCAATTGTTTTTTGAGAATACCCTGGAACAAGTGTCCAAACCGCTTGCGCAGTCTATCAATAAACTTTTGAAATTTAAGTTCGTCTCTTGATATTTCGGTAGATCGACCAAGCGAAAATTGTGCTTCCTGTTCCAGCCTACTTATAGGAACGTTAAGCGATTTATATAGACGCTTCTGGAAATATAAGATATCATCTATTTGTCCGAGGTTTTCACCACCTGGTAAAGTTGAGATCTCTGTACCACGACCACCTTCGCGACGTGGCAGCCAAAAATCTTCAAGCATTGACATATGTTTGCGATCATCTTTAACTGCTCCTGTGTCTGCATCATAAACCAACTTGTTTCGATACCGAGCCATAATATCTTTCATATACTGTTCAGACTTACCCCGCGGCAAGTTACCTACATCGATATAGAATATTCTACGCTCAGGCGCTCGTGCAAGTCGATAGATGACCAGAGAATCTTCCATCATGCGAAGCTGATTGATTGGCTTCAGTGCCTTATGCAAATGCGATACAATTTTTTTACGGCTAGCATCAAGCAGCCCTGATGTCACATAACTGACTGAGTCGTTAGACAACTTAATACCTGATGTTTGGCTACCAGGTTTTTCTTGATAAAGGTAATACTCGTCTACCTTTTCAACTATCTGCGCGCCTGTGACAGGATCTTTTTTCTTTTTAACTTGTTTGATTTTGCGAATCTTAGAAGCATCGATAGGACGAATTTCTTGTACGCCGGCTTTAAGATTAGATTCATTTACGACAAGGTGGTGGTATAGACGTCCGTCAATATACCAGCGTTTAAATAGATCGTGCCCAACTTCATTGAAGTTTAACATCGATACAATATTTTCGAATTCTTCGGTAATGCCTTTTTTAATCTGGTCTGACACTTCGACCTTATCAAGGGTCAGCGTTAATGCTGATTCTCCCTCTGAAGCTGATATAGCTTCGTTGGTAATATCTTCGATAGCTGCATCAACTTCAGGATGACCAGATACGCCGCGGTACTTCATAATTAGTTGCGCGTTATCTTTTGACTCATCGCCATCCATATTGATGTATTGGCCATAGTGCATACCTGACGCAGTAACATAACCAGCGCCATCGTCGTCTTGTGCAGGTACAATAGAAGGAAGTTTTTTATCTTCTTCTTTTTGTCTCTTGCGACGAATCTCAAATCCGAATATTTTTAAGCTATCATTTTCTGCCATGATTACGTCCTATTAAAATAGGTCGGCGGAACAACCGCCGACCCACTATTTATGTCAATACTTAGGAAGTGGTATTTGATGTCCAGTATTGGTATGTAAACTCAGTAGTAAATTCTTCGAGCTGATCGTTAGCATCATATGCTAGCTCGATAGGAGACACTGATGTTGGAAACGCAGCCACAAAGTTGTAGGTTTTTAAGACTGTTTCGTCTTTATCCAATTGGTCAACTTTTAGATCTGCTTGATAGTCTGTCGGGTTTACAAGACCAGTATTTGCAGCGTGTGCATTAATACCGTTCATCCAACGTTCCATTGAGTCACGAACCGTAAAGTTCGTGTCATTGATAATTGTTACAGACCAGGGCTCAAATGTACGATCGCCTGCAATTTGCAATTGGCGACCGCGGAAAGCAACTGGCACGGCCGGTACGGTCGATCCAGGTAACTGACCTGTTCTGCACATGAATGATGTTAATTCAACATCACCGCCAGCATATGCTGGAAAGTTTAGCGTTACTTTAAACAGATTTGGGCGTGCGCCGCCACCTGCTAGTTTTGCTTTAAAATCGTCTACGCCTAAAATAGCCATTTGTATCTCCTCCTTATACCGCGCCAGCGACTTCTGAGAAGTCTACGCCAGTACGTACGGCAACAAAGTTAAGGGTAACAAAGTTGATGGAACGAGCAGGTTTGACTAAGACAGTAGCGACGAATTCATTTCTATCTATCACAGCACCAGTGTTGTTTGTTTCGTCACAAATAACGCGGAAGTCTGTAATACCACGACGACCTTTAATATCACGCAAGAACGGTTCGACGACGCCTGTAAATTCTGCTCGGGTAAATTCATCATTGAATTCGAACATAACGTTACGGGCAGCCAAAGCAATCGCGCGCTCAATGACCAAGAACAAACGACGTACGTTAATACGATCAAATGCCGAAGGTCGGGCCAGTTTAGTTTTATCGCCAAAGAGCAATAGACCTTGACCAGGAATATTAGCAATTGGGTTAACACCGTTGCGATATAGTACGTCACGCTCTGCTTTGTTTGGAGAGTATGCAATACCTGTCACACCAAGATACTGACCACGACGTGGACCAGCAGGTGAGTACCAAGCAGCTGCACTTACGTCAGTTGCTGCCATAATACCAGCAGTCGAAGACGCAGCCGGAATATGAATAAACTCATCGTTGTATTTGTCATACACTTTAAGGTAGTTATTATCCATAACAAGGTATGAAGACGATGTGAAAGTCGCAGATGTGTCGGTTGTGTTAGTGACCGGCGTTGTTGCGCCAACAACGTCTGTACGCGCAGGCGAAGTAACTACGACGCAATCTTTACGAGTGCCTTGTGCAATACTCACTAGATCGTTAACAATTGTTGTTGTGTCTGTACGTGAAGCCATTTGAGGAGCAATCAACAAATCTACTTGTATATTGTCTTTATCTTCAAACTTATCGTAACCATTGATGTAATCACCAACATCCATGTTTTCTGACTCGTCGCCTTCGGTCAAAGAATATTCTTTAACAACCTGAGCGGCTGAAGATTTTTGGAAGTCGCGAGATGATACAGCATCTTGACCAGCAAGAGCAACGCTATAATCAGAATCAAATCCGCCACACCAAATGTAGTTTGATGTCCGGTTGATTACGTCTTTAACGAAGTTTGTAGATCCGTCAGATGTTTTTGCGTTTTTAGCAACTGATACAAACGGGAAAGTTTCAAGAACAGTACCACGTGTGCCTGTGAAGGCTCCGTCTTCGTCGACAACTGCGACGTGTAATTCATCGTTAGTTGCGTTTAGGCCTTCAGCAAAGTTAGATGTGCCAGGGGCAGCATCAAAGTTATTTGCGTATGTCCATCCAGTAAAGACACTGGCACTTGATGCTTGTGGGCATACAGAAATTTTAAGGCTGTTGCCTAGTGTTCCTGGCCACTTAGCAATAAATGTATGCTTATCGCTGTCAAGTCCAGCTTTAGCAGCGTCAAACTGGTTCACATCTGTGATGCGTACATTTTTACCAGCTACTGCTTCGCCTGATTCGACGCTATAAGCATTAAAGCCGTCGGAGTCACCTAAGACACGGACAACTTGTAATGCGTTAGTGTACTTAAGAAAGTACGCTGCCGAATGGAAATCGACAGTAGATGTTGCGTTGGGCGCGCCAAAGGTTGTAACTAGACCTGCTTCATTTGAAATGAGTGTAGGTGTATTTACTGGACCCCAACGAAAGTTACCGACAAAGCCACCGGTCGAGGAAGATACTGCAGGCACTGTGCCAGACGCGTCGACTTCTCTAACGGTAATTGCCGGAGATTCTGAAAATGCCATTTTTCGTTCCTCTCGAAAATTAAATTATATGCGGGTTCATAATACGATTATTTTTCACTTATGACTATTTATAATTTTTTAAAAGTCTGTAGTAGAGTACTCTATAGCCCATGGCTGATCTGCTTCAGCCGCTTCGTGGTCAGGCAGACCATTATCAACGTAGCCAAATCCAGGCAAATCGTTTTCGATTTCTTGCATTTTCTTTTTAAACATCATTTCTTTTATGTTGATGTCAGTCATATCTGCGAAATATGATGTCGACATGAAATATCCAAACAACACTAAATTCATAACTAAATCGTCATGATTACCAGGAGAAGCTTCGTATGACTGTCCTTTGGCGACAAAGGTAGAGCATTCAATAATTGTCTGATCGTCAACTAACTCTAATTTGTTTTCTTCAAGCACGTCTTTAAATGCCGAGCATCCTAGACGTTTAACCTTTCGTGTCATTTCTACGCCTAGTCCGTCAGCCCGTACCGCAGATTCGACATGCATATTTTCATATTCCCAGTCTTGATATAGGCCATTACAAACTAAAGTGCCTTGATCGTTTGATTCAATTACGACATATGCTGTATTGTAGGAATTCGCCCATTTATAAATAATATCGGGGAAGAGTAATGGAGAAATAATATTATTGCGATATACAGCAACCTGTCTAAACGGGCGTCCGCTAATGTCGATTACATTAAAAGTGCTATAGTCCTGTCCTCTTCCCTTACTAACATCTACTAGCATAATATACTCGTGCCCTTTCCTAGGCTCTTCGTATATTTTCAAATCTCCGTTTTCTCTTAAACCTACATGCGGCTTGGCTCTCAGGCCTAAGAGTGTTTCGCCATTAATAAGTGTATCACCTGTTCCTAAAAATGTATTACCAAATTCCTGGTCAAACTGCAGTTGAGATGTATTACCTATAGTTTGTTGCTTCCACGCTTCGTCTCTGCCAGGAACATCCCACCAATCAACTCGCATAGGTTTAAACTCGCTGACGCCTTGCAGAGCCGACTCCCATATTTTTTGAAATACGTTGCCAATGCCATTTGCAGTCGAAGTAATAATAACTTTAGTGTTCTTACCAGATGAAATAACAGGATATGTCGACGTGTAAAACTGAGCATCATTTTCGACAAATGCAAACTCGTCTAAATAAAGTAGTGAAACTGACATACCCCGAATTGAAGATCCTGATGTCGCTGCAGCAATTATTCGTGAGTTGTTTGAAAATTCAATCGATCCTTTATTTAAAGCCTTACAACCCGGCTGTAAAAAGAAAGGTAGATTTTCTAGCATGAGT